CGGAAAAGACGAAGGGCCGCGGCGACAAGATCGGCTTGAACTGGAAGCTCGGGCAGGTGAGCGAAGGCCAGCGGAGCGTGCTCTACGATACGAACTTCTGGAAGACGTTCGTGGCCGCCCGGCTCCGCCTGGCTCTTGGCGATCCAGAGGCGATGAGCATCCACGCCGGTGATCACGATCTCCTGTTTGAGCACCTCACCAGCGAGTATCCGGTTCGCACGGAAGCCCGCGGCCGCGTGGTGGACGAATGGAAAATGGCGGGGCGTGATAATCACTGGCTCGATTGCTACGACGATCAGACCGACGTACTCACGAAGTCAGGGTGGAAACGATTTGCCGACCTGCAGGACTCCGACGATCTGGCTACCGTCAATCTCCAAACAGACGAAATTGAGTACCAGCGGCCCACGGCACTTATTGATCAGGCCTATGACGGCGAAATGGTGCAAGTCGGTGGAGAAAAATTCAGCCGCGTCAATCTGTGCGTCACGCCAGGGCACAGGATGGTTGTGTTTGCAGGACAAAAAAGCAGCGGCCCAGTCATCAAGGCAGCAGAAGAGCTCACGATATGGGATAAAATCAAAACCAAAGCGACGTGGGTAGGCAGCAGGGAAACCACGTACGAAATCGGTAGCACAAACAGCAAAAATGAATTGCCGATGCTGTGCTTGCACTGCGGCCAAAAGCCTCCAAGCCGTGCTAGGGGCCTGTGCTGGGCCTGCTATTACGAGCCCGGTGTACGGCCACAATACGCCAAAGGTGCCGGGCGTCGAGGCCATTCTTGCGTGTCTGTGTCCGCCAAAGACCTAGCTGCTTTCTTAGGGTGGTACGTAGCCGAAGGTTGTTGCTGTGTGACGACAACACAAGGAAAAGGAAAAACGCACCGCGTAATCATCTCGCAGAATCCTGGCATCAAGCGAGACGCGATTTGCAAACTGCTCGACAGGCTTCCGTGGAAATACCACGTGCAAAAGTTTGGCGTTGTCATATCAAACGAACAGGTTTACGGGTTGGTGTGCGAACTGGGCGACGCGTACACCAAGCGCGTTCCACAATGGATCAAGGACTCAAGCCCCGACGTCATTGCGGAATTTGTTCGCTGTGCGATTGATGGCGATGGATGGCGGCAACGAGACGGTGAGGCCTACGCAACGGTTTCTCCGCAGCTATCAGATGACATGCAGGAGCTGTACCTCAAGCTCGGGTGCGGCGTGTCCGTGAGCGAGCGAGCTCCAAAACCATACTGCATCGACGGCCGCTCTGGCCAAGCGACCACAAAGCAATATCACGTTTTCCGTTCGCGGAAACGGTTTGCATTGCTTCGGGATTATCGCAATAAGCCAAATTTTCACCGCGTTCCCTACGCAGGACGCGTCTACTGTGCATCGGTTCCCAACGGAACTCTGATTGTCCGGCGAGGCGGCAAGGTGGCTGTTTGCGGAAATTGCCTTGTCGGCTCCGCGGTGGCCGCATCGATCCAAGGTGTGCAGCCGTCATCAACCGAGGCAGGCGGCCGCAAGCGGCGGAAGGTGGAGCTTCCCAAGGGTGCCGGCGGGAAAATTACCATCAAGCCGATGGCACGATAACACCACACCCCCTCTCTCTCTGAGGCTGGTGAGCGGTAACGTCGGTGCATGGCATCAGACGATCGCACCAACGCTATCGATCAATCGGCTCAGGGGCCGAAGCGCGTCCGCACCGACGCGGGCGAGGCTGAGGCTCACGATCTCGAGCAGCAGATCGCAGCCGACAAGTACCTCGCGGCCAAGGCCGCGGCCAAGAACGGCGGGAATCGCGGCCTCCGGTTCAACCAGTTGATTCCTCCGGGGAGCTTCTGATGGGCCTGCTCGACTTCTTCAAGGCGGCGCCGAAGCCAGCACCAATCTCCCCTCCAGGGCGATCGGTGCGGGCGCGGATCGACATCGCCGAGCAGGGGGACGATTACAAGCACTGGGCCAACGCCGACTGGTTCAGCATGGACGGCGAGCTTACTGCCGTCCGGCGCCGCACAATCCGCAACCGAGCCCGCTACGAGCGGCTCAATAACAGCTATCTCGCCGGCATCGCCGACACGCTCGCCAACGATCTCATCGGCACCGGGCCGCGGGTGCAGATCGACACCGGGGACTCCGCCGCCGACAACGCGATTGAGAAGGCTTTCACCCGCTGGTGCAACGCGATCTATCTGCCTTGCAAGCTGCGCACGATGCGGCAGTCGAAGCTCATCGACGGCGAGGCCTTCGCTCAATTCGTCACCAATCCGCGGCTGGATGGTGTGCAGCTGGATATCCGCCTGATCGAGGCGGAGATGATTGCTACGCCGGTTGGGTTGTACATCCCAAACACGACGCCGGAAGGCTCAATCGTCGATGGCCTCGAATTCGACGAGTACGGAAACATCATCGCGTACAAGCGGCTCAAGTATCATCCGGGCTCAAATTACCGGATCAGTAATTTTGAATTCGATCGCATTGAATCGCGGTACATAATCCATTGGTTCAAGCAGATCCGGCCCGCGATGCACCGCGGCCTGAGCGAGGTGGCACCTGCTCTCCGGCTCTTCGGAGACATGCGGCGTTACACCTCCGCGGTGGTGGCCGCCGCCGAGACGGCCGCTGACTTCGCGGCCTTCCTCAAGACAAATTCGCCGGCCGCTGAGGTGGACGAAGTTGAGGCGTTTGCTTCGATGGAAATTCAGAAGCGAATGATCACAACCTTGCCGGACGGCTGGAATATCGAACAGCTCAAGGCCGAGCAGCCGACGAATACCTACGCAATGTTCAAGAAGGAAATGTTGAACGAGCTAGGCCGCTCAATCGGCCTACCGTACAACATGACAGCCCTCGATTCGTCGGGATATAATTACGCGTCCGGCCGGATGGATCACCAGCTCTATCAGCAGACGATCCGCACCGAGCGTGACGAGCTTCAGCACTGCGCACTCGATCGCATCCTCTGTGCCTGGCTCGACGAGGCGGTGCCTCTCGGCATGATCCCTCGCGGCCTTCCTCCGATTGCGGAGTGGAATTGGGCGTGGACGTGGGACGGCCGCGAGCACGTGGATCCGGGCAAGGAAGCAAACGCCGCCGAGACGCGGCTCCGCACGCACACCACCACCCTCGCTCACGAGTACGCAAAACAGGGCAAGGATTGGCAGGTAGAGCTCCAGCAGCGTGCCAAAGAAGTGGCACAAATGCGAGCCCTCGGCTTGCTTGTCGATCTTGAGCCAAGCACCAACTACACCGGGCCGAGTGCCGGCGAAGAAGAAGGAGGCGAGCAGTGAAAGTCAGCACCGCACAACAGATGGCCACCGTGGCCGCCGCGAAGAAAAACCATCTGGCCATCCAGGCGGAGTTCTCTGTGGCCGCTGCGATGGACGCGGCCGGCCAGCCGGTGGCGCCGACGTTCTCGCTTGTCGGATACACCGGCGCCGCGATCAAGCAGGCTTGGAGCCGCAATCCGCTGGTCGTGGATCTCGCCGGAATGGATACCGGCAGCGGCGTGCTCCCGATCCTCTACGGCCACGATTCCAGCCTCGACAGCGTGCTTGGGCAGTCGAGCACCACGATCAATGACGGCCGCCAGCTGGTGCTCTCAGGCGATCTGTTCGGTGCAAGCCAGACGAGCGAGCAGGTGCTGAATCTGGCACGCCGCGGAATGAAGTTCCAGGCCTCCATTGGGGCCGATATCAACCGCATTGAAAACTACTCGGCCGGCGAGAAGGTCAGCGTCAACGGACGCGAATTTTCCGGGCCGATCTCCGTCGTGCGGAGCTCGAAGCTCCGCGAGGTTTCGATTGTTCTGATGGGAGCAGATGCCAACACATCTGCCGCGATCGCTGCGGAAGCGAGTGAGGTTTCCCCTATGGCGGACAACGCCACCCCTCTGCCGGCCGATAAGGTCGAAGCCGCGGCGAGCGTCGCCACGGAACCCAAGGCTCCCGCAGCTGCTCCCGACAACAGCACCGCGATTCTGGCGGAGCTCAAGGCTCTGAGAGATGAGCAGGCGGCGCAGCGAGCGGCCATTGAGGCACAAGCCAAGGTATCTGCCGCACGGAGCGAACGGCCTGCCGGGCCGGCGATCCACGTGGTGGAAGCCTCCGTGGCCTCGCCAAAGGTGCTCGAAGCGGCTCTGTGCATGCAAGCCGGAATGAAGATTGAAAAGGCTTATGACGAGCCGACTCTCGAAGCGGCACACAAGTCGCGTCGAGATATCTCGCTCTCGGGTGTGATCGTGCAGGCCGCTCGGGCCAACGGCTACACCGGAAGCGATCGGCTGAATGATGGCAATATGCGGGCGGTTATCACGGCGGCTTTTGCAAGCCACCAGATCGCCGATCTGCTCTCGGCCGTCGTGAACAAGTTCCTGCTGAATGGTTTCAACTCGGTTGAGTCGGTCTGGCAGCAGATCTCCGCGATCCGCTCCGTGAACGATTTCAAGGCGATCAACCAGTTTCGCTTGAACGGCGATTTCAAGTTCAAGAAAATTGGCAACGGCGGGGAGCTCAAGACCGCTGTCGCAACCGATTACAAGCGGTCGCTCGCAGCCGACACGTGGGGCATCACCACGCAGATCACCCGGCAGGACATGTATAACGACGATCTGAACGCGTTGAGCATGATCCCGCAGCGGAT